CATCTTGTCCAATTCGATGACCACCCGAGAAATGTGTAAAACCATTAATAAGTAATCCTGCTGCAATGATGAAACATACAGCAGCAATGGCAGCTAGTTTGTACATATATGTCGGAATGCGTACTTTTTTGTCTGTGACTTCTTCAGTAGATTTGTAGTATTTGAATATTTCAGGGTCTAAATCTACTTTGTAAACATCTTCAGCGCGTTCAATTGCAGCCGTTGAGCTAGGGCTTTCCTGTGGAGATCGCCAAAGCGCAACTTGTGATTGTCCTTTGTTAAATGGTCTTGAGAAATGATAGTGTTCTTTTACGAATCCAAGTAAATGTTGGTGTAATAATTTAGGATTCTGAGTAATAAAAATGATGTCATAGCCCTTATGACGATGTTCATCTAATTCTGATATGACAGCACGTTCAGATAATTTTTCTCTGTTTACATGAGCGAAATATCTAAGATTTTTCTTATCACGTAACTTTTGTGATTCATCATAAACAATTAAAGAACCCCTTTGCCCTATTTCCGTATCGGCAAATGGCGTTAGTTGCCAGTCAAATTCTCCATTGTCATTGATGGGAATTGGTTCAACACCCTCAATAGGTTGGAATCCCTCTTCATTGATGCCCTTGATATTAGTAAATACAGGTCGACCGTTTGCAGCTTCTTCTATGATACGTTTGACTGCTGCATGTGTCTTGCCGTCTCCAGTAGCTCCAGTGAATAAAATAACAGGCATGATTTATTACCTCTTAGCCAAACGTGGGCGCATTGATTCCCAATATGCACGTGTAAGAATTGCTGTGAAGATGATTGCAATAGCTTCGGGAATGCCAAGAACAGCCATTAAACCGATGTAAGGTAATGATTGAATGTGGGAAGCTGCATTGTTTACATATGTGGATAGGAACAAGTAAAACGGTAGCCCAGTTAAAATGCCAACTCCGAAGCTTGTTAATAATTTGCGTACAAAGTTGTTAGAAAATAGGTCTAACAAACCATAGAGCAATTTACCCATTAATCATCACCCCCACGTTGAAATCCGAAGATGATGAAGCAAGCTGAAATTGTTGCAAAGCCAATAACAAATGGCTTTATTAGCCAATCTAATTGACAGATAAATGAATAATCTGCGGTCTTAATTTGTGCAGTTACACCATGAAAGTTGACAGTTTGATAACTAGGTGCAGGACATTGTGCAGAAACGTTTAAAGAGACCTTTTTTTCTTCCATTGGTGTAGTGATATTTAAATCAGTTTGGTCTCGTTCTGGTAAATCTTCCTCTTTAGTCCAGTCCAAGAAATCACATACAGACGAAGCCCAATCACAGAAATCAGGAAGATTAAAACCGTTAGGCGCAGGATTCGGATTCTCTGGAGTCGGTTCAGGATTGTTCGGTTTAATGCCTGTGTCTTTTGAAGATGGAGCAGCTTTGTCTAAAGCGTCTTCAATTTCTTTGACAGTTGGAGAGTTTTCTTTTTCCCATGGGTTCGCAGGCTTAAACAGATCGGGTGCAAGATTAGGATTCCATTTCGGATTCAATTTAGGTGCAAGCTCAGGATCAGCAAAATCGGGATGTGTGTGATTTGCGTAGTCTGCGAGCTGCTCAGGTGAAAGTTGTTCTTTGTCTTTTGGAGGTACTACTAACTTTTCATCTTTTGTAACACGTATATAATTTTTATCTTGAGTTCCATTAAATGTAAATGTTACTTCGATATCAATAATTTGAGGAATAGCAGTTCCAGAAAGATCAGATACTTTTGTTGTGTGATACTGATCAGCCCACATGTTCGAGATTTTACAGTCTTTAGCAGTAGAATTCGTTTTACAGATATTAAAATCAGGAAACGCATCAGCAGGACAAGTATAAACACTAACACCAGCTTTCCATTTGTACCCGAAATTTTTACATCCAAAGCCGACATCACCAGTTTTTTTATAACGCCAAATAGACTGAGCTGCTGGATCAATGACCCAATCAACAGCTTCAAGAAGTCCTTGCAATGCTGCTGCACCTAACAAGCCCCAACCCGTTGTTTTTAGTAATCTTCCCATACCAACAGCGCCCATTTTGCTTCTCGGACTTGCAGCTTTAGTATCTATTGAAGTCTTATAAACAGAGTTATTTGCAGGCTGTCCATACTGATCTATTTTATGTCCAGTAACTTGCAATTTTTGATTCTGATCAGGAACTACATCGTATTCCCATTTTTCGGCAGCACCTGCAAATACAAGTGTAGGTATTAGAAGAAAGACAGTTAAAAAGAAGATTCTTAGACTTTTAGACATTTCGCAAACTCACTTTAAAAGAATGCGTATGCCCTCTATAGCAATAATGACAATTAGCCAATTAAATATTGAAGGTACATCCATAGCATTCGACCTCAATTTGTGCAATCACGCGCCAAACTTTGCACAGCAACGTTCAGCGCGCGCTCGCACAACTTATTACTTCACTGCACCACGTGATTTTTTCACTAGAGCTAGTACAGCTACAAAGCCCAAGAGTGCAATACCAATTGCAATGCCGAATGTCTCAGCAGTGCCGATGTCTGTAATAAATGAAGCAGTATCAAGCGTTAAAGCTGCGTTTGCGTTTGACATCGCCAATACAGTTACAACACCACCTAGTACGCCACCACGAGCTAAAGCAGTGCGTCCATTTTTTTCTACAACTTGAATTGTTTGTTGTTCCATAGTTTTTCTCCTCACTTAACGGAATAACGAGATTGTTTTAATAACCACATAATTAAGAAGTAACTGGAAATCGCTGTGATTATTAGTGACGCTTCCCAGCCAGTAATGGCAAACATGGTTGTATTCAGATCAAGCCAAGTCAGACAAGTATTTGTTGACTTATCCAGTTGAGTACAAACATTTAGCTCCATTTTTAAATCCTTTATCCTTTGCACTTATTGAAGTGCAGGAAATAAATCTGTTCATAAAAGAATGTGTTGCCACATTTTGGGCAGCAGTAAGACAAGTGGCTCATCTTCTCAATTCCCCGTTATGACTGACTTTCTGAATCAAGAGTTTTAAATCTGTTATCGCTTGATCAGCGCAGTCTGTTTCTTGTAATTGCTGCAATTGATTCTCTAAATGTTCGTTGATCTTGTTGAAATCAATTGCAGTTAAAACACCTATGGAACGGCTGTAATTAACCGTTCCGTATTGGTAAGCACGATTACGCACTAGCAGCAGGCTTTATTGTTGTCTGTGTCTTATGCGGTTCAAAGTTGAGTGCGATCAATTGCGCTACTGGAACTTTGCCTGATACGTCCAACTTAAATAGAAGCTGAGCTTCAGCAGGAAGTTTCACATGCTCATAGTCATGGAAGAATTGACCGCCTTTAATCTTGTACTCAGTTGATTTCATACCGTTCGCACCTTCAGAAGTTTCACGTTCATTAAAAGGCTGTAAAACAGTTACTACAGTGTTGCTGTAGTCAATAGATTTACCATCATCAGATTTAAAGTTGCCTTGTGATTTACGAATACCAGAAACGGTTAAAATTGGTTGTTCAATTGCGCTCATGCTATATGCTCCTAAGCAATTAGGTAGTTAAACTGTGACACTGGCGGTTCATACCACTCAGGCAGTTGTTGATTGAAGTCGATCTCAACGAGCTTCACGAACGGAATGATGTTTTTAGCCTTGTCATCATGCAAGTTTTGTAAATACGCTTTCGAGAAACCGCATTCACAAAGTTGGGTAACTAAGTTATGAAACTGCGACTTACCATAATTAGACTTGATTTCTTCAAGACCCTTTTCACGGATAAGGCAATACATAGCAAATAAGTTACGTATACGTGTTGGCGATGGTTTACCGCTTTTGGTTAAAACTACTGGAGAAGTTTCAATTGCACGATAAACACTAGAATCGTCTGTAATTTTCATAGTTTGACCCCTCAAGGCATCAAAAATACTACTTGTGGCTTTTATCCAAAGTGTTTGCAAAAGGTTGGGATTTTCTCGCTCGAATTTAATTAATTCGATTAAGTTAGTAGGTACACCGTTACGTTCTAACCATCGTTTTTTCATACGTGATTCAAAACGTAATAACCCGACTGTCCAGTTGAACAACCGAATATCTGACATGATTTCAACAACCCTCATGGCTGCTTTATCATTTTTTTTAGCAAGCTGCTTTTGAGCATCAAACTGATTGATATATTCATCATGTTTGAGATAGCACTTGTGATTAATTAATCGTGATGATTCACCGCCCCAGTAAGTTGTGCTGTCATAGCGTTTATTACTAAGGCGTGTTTGACCGTTTGAAATACGGCTCATAAATTCAAGAACTTGCTTCGCTGTATGCTGATCTTTAACACGAGCTGAATACGTCACATCAATGTGAGAAACCCAAGCTTTTGAAACGTCTAGTTTTTGACAAAGCACTGGGTAAGCCATGTGCAAGTAACCGAGCATCTCAGCAGCACCCTGCTCCAATGTTGAATTACCAAATACGTTATGACCTTGTAACAACTTTGCAGGTGACGCTTTGATCTGGACATATGGCCAGTACGAGGAATCAAAAAAAACCTTACAAGCCATCCCCGTGTAATGTGTAGGTAATGACTCGTAAGGATGAAATAAAGCGGAAGCGTTTAACGTACCGTCTAAGTTCATATGAACCGAACGTGATGCTAGAGGAATATCCATGCAAAGTGGGTCGAAATCAATAAATGCATACAGACCATCCTGACCACATACAACGTATTGGTCTGCGAATGGAAGATTTATGCAAATATGATCGTTCATCGGTTAATGTCCACATGCATGCAAGAATGCAATAGGCGGAACTTAACACAAATATGCATGCATACACAATACATGCATGCAAAAATACATGTATCATTTTCCACATTAGGAAATCGGGTATGAGATCTATGGTTAAAAGCGTAAGGATTAACGATGAGGAACAAGAGCTTTTAAGGAAAAAAGCTGTTGAATTAAACAAGGTTTTAATTCAAAAAGGTCAACAACCGCTTAGAGACAGCGAGATAGTCCATATTCTTATAGATGAGGGATTAGAACTATTGGAAGTTGGTAACAGTGGGCAAGTGAAAATTATTAAATAATTCCGAAATATCGGACTAGAGTCCACCATTAGAAGACGTGGACTCCCCGAGTTGCGAATTTTTCTCAAAAAGAAAGGGAACTTAATGTTCCCTTTTTTCATACTGCATTAGGATTAGACTTTCCACGAAAGAAAAGAATCAGAGATAAAAATAAAAAACCATATCCGCAATAGTCTTGAATCAACTGCCAAACAATCATCTAGTTACCTATATCAATTTTTGTTATGAACATCGGATGTACGCATAACTTAATTTTATGTTAAATAAGATACTTGAAGCGGTGCGCTTCTATTACTGGCAGATCGCACCGCACTGGACAGCTTAAACTGAATCGCTGTCAAGTGTATCTCAATGAACATAACATAGAGTTATGCGAAATCCGACCACTTCTCAACTTGCGCTCTGGTGAGTCTGCGCAAGTTTGCGAGGCTTGTTCTAATCTATATCATCGTGTGAATGTGTTTCTGATCTTAAATAAAATGCAGCGCATATCGGACATGCGTTATACACTTCAAATATTTTATTAAGAATCTTAACCTTAGAAGCTGAATGCGGAGAATCCATAACTAAAAAGAATATGTCTTCTACTTCTTGCTTTGTAAATTCCATAATAAATCCTAAGAATTCGGCGAGCGTAGCTCGGTACTTATCGTTTGTAGTCAAATGGGAGCTTGTAATCAGAGAGAAGAACGTTGATGTTCTAATTTCAGTTGTTCACTCGTAGACACTCGCTCTGTTGATTGCTGTTCTTGTGCAAAGTAATTAAATGGTCTATCACCATTTTCAATGACTTTTCTGCAATCTGATTGTGATACATCATGAAGAATTGTTCCCTGTTGTGTATATGCAACATATCTCCCATCCTTTTTCATACAGCCACTAAATACAGGCAGTGCTGTAGCCGTATAACCTCCAGTAGCAACGGATTCAAATGGTTTATTGGGATTGTAATCTATAACAATTTGATCAATTGAATTACCTGTTTTCGCTTCTAATTGCTTGTTTTTATTATCAAGATATTGCTTGTCTAATCCCTCACGACACATTTCGGGAGACCATCCAAATTGTTTAACGCAGTCATTTATTTTTGTCTGCATTTCAGGTGAGATTTGAGTTTCAGAATTCGCTACTGGAGACTTGTTAGC